GCTAGCTTTGGCGATCCAAAGTCAGTTTATCCAAAGCCCGTTCCAGTAATCTTTCAAGACACGCCAAAGGGTTTTCTTCCCTTAAACCGTTATGACGAAGATGCAGTATTTGAAATTGATGCCTGTGGAACTGGTTGCGTACTTATTCACCGCAGCGTCTTAGAAAAGATGCGCGAGACTGCCGACCCAAATCAAGGCCAAGACTGGTGCTGGTTCTGGGATGGCCCAATAAACGGCGAATGGATTGGCGAGGATTTGCTTTTTTCACGTCGTATTAAAAATCTAGGTTTCCCAATTCACGCCAACACCGGCGTTGTTATTCCTCATCACAAGTCTTATTGGCTTGATGACAAACACCATAAAAAATGGCAAAGAGAAAACGCCTAAGAATTAAGCGGCAAGAAACCGCGACTGCAACCCCTAAAACACAAAAGGCCGTAATGCCTAAGAAGGAAAAGAGGAATCGTGGCGATAACTAATGGCTATTGCACATTGGCTGAGCTGAAAGATTCGCTTCAGATTGACGATTCAGTAGATAACGCGTCACTTGAAGCTGCTATAATGTCAGCATCGCGGATGATTGACGATTACACTCAAAGATTTTTTTACAAAGATGGCACACAGGCCGCACCTGTGGCACGTTACTACACTCCACAAGATGCTTATGATTTGAACATTGATGACATCGTTACAATTGTTTCAGTTGCAACAGATGATAATTTGGAATTTCAATATGACACCGTTTGGTCAACAAATGATTGGGTGGTCGAACCAGTAAACAATCCACGCAAGGGTTGGCCTTACAACAGACTAATCGCAGTCGGCGCTTATGTCTGGCCATTTAACATTCCACAAGCAGTAAAAATTACAGGCGCGTGGGGATGGTCAGCGGTTCCACAAGAAATTCAATTGGCTACCAAGATTCAAGCCTCTCGCCTCTTTGTTCGCCGTCAATCGCCATTTGGAATTGCAGGCACTCCTGAACTTGGCACCGTCAGATTGACCTCACGCCTTGATCCAGATGTCGAGGCTCTTATTCGCCCATTTAAGCGGGTTAGAGGGTTGGCTTACTAATGCTCCCAAGTGCCGTTAGAAACGGATTAAAGGCCAATTTAAGCCGCGTTAAGGGCTTGAGGGTATATGACCTCGTGCCTGACATAATCGTGCCTCCTTGCGCCATTGTAGGCCAATTAGATATGACCTTTGACCTCAATAACAGCCGAGGGCTAGACCAGGCAAACTTAGATGTTTTCGTAATCGTTCAACGCTTCTCAGAGCGCACAGGCCAGGACAATTTAGACAAATACCTTGCAGGCTCAGGCAATTACTCAATTAAGGCAGCAATCGAATCCGACTTAACTTTGGGCGGCGCTGCTAACACCTTGCGGGTTACATCCGCAGAGTCCGGTACCTATCAGTCCGGCGATCAAGATTTTCTGTCCTACCGATACCGAGTCACGGTATGGGGCCAGGGATAGAAATAACCACCCGTCTCTATAAGAAGAAGGATAAATAATGGCACGCATTGTTTTAACTGATGCCTATGTTGCTTTCGGCAGCTCAGACATCTCTGATTACATTACGTCAGTCAGCCTAAACACCACCTACGATGTCATTGAGACTACTGCGTTTGGTGATACCGCTAGAAAGCGTGTTGCAGGCTTGGCTGATAACAGCATTACTTTGGAATTTCAGCAAGATTTCGCCTCTGGTGCAATCGAGCAAATCATTTACCAGAGCCAATCAACAAACACATTGGGAACAACCGTTTATATGGAAGTTCGCCCAACAAGCTCAAGCGCAAGCGTAACAAATCCAAAATATACCTTCAACGCATTGGTTTCAGAGTATCCAATCTTGAACGGTGCTGTTGGAGAACTTGCAACTGGATCAGTTACTTGGCCAATTAGCGGCGCAATTACAAAAGCAACATCCTGATAATAACAAGGGGGAATGATGGACGGCTTATCAGTTAAAGTAAAAATGAATGATGGCAGCGAGAATAGTTACAAATTATCACCTCGCGTCATTGTCGCTTTTGAGCAAAACTTTGGTAAAGGATTACCAAAACTCATTGGCGAAGAACAGCGCATTGAACACATCTATTGGCTTGCTTGGAAATCAATGCAGGTTGCAGGCGTGGTTGTAAAACCGTGGCCTGACTTTTTAGATGGCATTGCAAGCGCAGAGTTGGATGCAGACCCTTCTTCCGAATCCACCGCGACAGCCTGACCTACCAAGTAGCAGCAATCGCGGTGGAGACGGGGATTTCACCAAACGACCTTCTTGATTCGCCACCCGGCATTTTGGAAGCAATCGTTATTTACCTAAAAGAACGGGCAAAGGCATACGAACGTGGCAGATGAGATAGTAGTCTTAACGGGCATCAAAGAAACACTTGATGCCCTAAAAGAATTTGATAAATCGGCAGTTCGCAAATTCAATAAAGTGATTAACACCGAATTGACTAATGCTGAACGCGATGCTCGCGGAATTGTGGCTCAGATTGAAACACCGATGAGCGGATGGCGTAAGTATGACGCTGCCAAGCCTAGAACACGCGGTGGTGCTGGATGGCCTGCCTGGAATACTGGCGTAATTGTTGCCGGTATTAGAAAAACAAAAGCGCAAGGCAAAGTGCGTGGCGATTACACCACAAGCGCAGGTGCTTTAGTTAATAAATCTGCCGCTGGTGCTATTTTTGAAGTTGCTGGTCGCAAAATGCAAGGTAGCTTTGCTAGAACCGCAGGTAGTCAATTTGTACGCACATTGTCAGCACGATTTAAGCCCGCATCTCGTTTAATTTGGCGGGTTGTTGACAAGGATCGCGCAAAGATAGAAAAGAACGTTGAAAATGCTTTAAATGAAGCAAAAGCAGAATTACAAAGACATTTAGATAGAGAGCGAGTTTAATAATGGCTGTTGGTGCCGTAATTGCTCGAATTCTTACTCAGTATTCTGATAAGGGTTCTAAAGCCGCTCGCAAAGACATTGATAAACTTGGCAAACAATTTGACGACTTTGCTAAGAAAACAACACGGGCGTTTGGTGTAGCTGCTGTGGCCGCCGGTGCTTTGGCGATTAAACTTGGCAAAGACGCAGTTCGCGGCGCTATGGAAGATCAAAAAGCGCAAGCATCTTTGGCGCTAGCTTTGCGTAATACCACAAATGCAAATGACGCAGTAATAGCAAGCACTGTCTCCTATTTAGATAAACTTGAACTTTCAACTGGAATTAACAATGACCAACTAATTCCAAGCCTACAAAAATTAGTTACCGTCACTGGTGATTTGAATGTAGCACAAAGATTACAACAAATTGCTCTTGATGTGTCTGCTGGAACCACTAAAGAACTTTCAGCAGTAACCGATACTTTTGTTAGAGCCTTGAATGGTAATTTAGGTGCTTTCAAAAAATTAGGTATAAGTCTTGATGACACTATCATTAAAAATAAAGACTTAACAGCGGCATTTGATGAATTATCAAAGACTTTTGCAGGCCAAGCAGCAACTAGAGCCGAAACTTTTGAATTTAGAATGTTGCGTTTGCAATTGGCGTTTGACCAGGCTTTAGATTCTTTAGGTTATGCCTTCCTGCCAGTATTAGAAGATTTTGTAGATACATTAAATAAAAATGTTCTTCCACAAATTGCCAAATGGATTGAACTTAATAAGCGTGGATTAGCTGAGGGATTACGCTCTGCTGCCGAGGCCGCATTACAGTTAATAAAACAAATGCTAAAAATTGGCGCTTGGATTGTTGCTAATTTCAACACTATAAAAAACTTTGCTATTTTAATGGCTAGCCTTTGGGCAACTGCAAAAGTCTATAATTTTATTACCGCAATTGGTAAATTGACTTTGGCGTTTAGAGGTATGCAGGCGGCCGCCGCAGGCGCAGCCGTAGCAGGCGCAGCCGCGACTGGAGCAACTGGCGCAGCAGGTGGCGCTGCAATGGCTGGTCGTCTTGCAACTGTCGGTGCAGGAGGATCGACATTAGGATGGGCAGCATTGATAGCAGCTCCAATTGCCGCCGCCGCCTATTTTGTCAAAAAAGAAGGCAATAAGATTCGTGCCAACAGAGCAAAAGTAGAAACAAGTTTGGCTGGATATACTGGCGCACCTGGGCCGTCTGATTTAGCAGCATTGACTGGAACTAAAAAATCAAAAGTCAAAGTTGATAAATCTATGCAGGCTTATTTAGATTTCTTGAATAAATTGCAAAAAGTAGAAGATAAAAGCGCTAAAAGTAAGAAAGAACTAACCAAGCGCCAAGAGAAATACAATAAACTGCTCAAAGATATGGGCATTAAAACCACCGAACAACAAGATGCCATTACTCAATTTGCTATTCGTGCCAACCTACTTAAGCAAGCCTCTATCACAGGCTCGCCATTGACCTCTATTGGCTCACCTACGCCGATGAATATGGCTTATGCTGGTATGAATCAACCAATCAACGTTTACGTTCAAGGATCAGTAATATCTGAGCGTGACTTGGTTGACACCATTACAAAGGCACAACAAAAACAATCCACAATTGGCACTTTGCCATCATCTAAATATCTAGGCTCAGGCGGTGGCGCAGGCGGTACCGGCGGACGCTTCACAACTCAGGTGATTTAATGGCTACCCAACCGCAGCTCAAAGTCTTGATGGATTTATCCGATGGCTTGTTGGTTAATGAAACCAGCGACCTTTGCTTTGATATTAGCGACATCGTAATCACCGCCAATACACGCCGAGGCCGCAACCGAGAGATTGATAAAATTCAGGCTGGTTATGCTGTCATTACTTTGATTGATGAGAACGGTGATTTTAACCCTGACAACACCGCCTCGCCTTATTACGGCAAATTGGTTCCAGGTAAGAAATTACGCCTTTACCCATTGTGGGATGATGGCACAGGCGAGTTTAGATACCCTGACATTTTTACCGGATACATAACCAATTACATTACTAAGTTTTCAATGGGTGTGGATTCGGCAAATCAAATTGTCATTGAAGCCTATGACGGAATAAAGATTTTTAACTCAATATCAATTACCGACGTGGCCGGTGCCGCCGCCGGTGACACTAGCGATACCCGCATTGGCGAGATATTAGATGAAATTGCTTGGCCATCTAGCCTTGAATTGTTTGAAACTAGCGAGATTGAACTAGATGATGACCAGGGCGAATTACGCACAGTATTGGATGCGTTGCGACAGGTAGAGGATACTGAGGCAGGGCTTATATTTTTTGACGGCTCAGGGGTTTTGCAATTCAAAAACCGTGCAACTGTAAATCAAGCACCTAGTATTGATGATGCTTACAAGTTTAGCGATAACGGCATTGATACTTCATACAATGACATTAAGTTTGTCCAAGATGATGCCACTTTGCTTAATAAAATCACCGTGGTTAGTTACAACGGCTCAAACGAAGCAATTGCCGTAAATACGACATCTCAAGACACATATTTTGTCAGATCAGCAGAGCGCCAAAATGTGCTATTAAGTGCCACAAGCGACTTGCAAGATTTGGCCGATACCCTGCTTGCCAACTATCAGGACAGCAGTTTACAAATTGAGCGCATAATTTTGAACTTGAGCGAGTATGAAGTAATTGACCGCGTTACTGCGGGCTTTTATTTTGATATTTTCTTTATTCCAATTTTTGTTGAAAAGGTTATGCCAGGTCAAACCAGCATCACTCGACTGGGCTGGATTCAAGGCGTTAATCACGACATCACAAAAAACACTTGGATGGTGACCGCCTTTACTGGCCTAACCAGCGTTTATGACAGCAACATACCTAACTGGCTGACCTCGCTTTATTTAACCAGCAATGGCAGTTTTTCACTCAATAGCAATAACGTGGCCATTGGGCATCATTGGGCTGCCTTTGATTCTAATGACAACATATTTATCAAAGCATTAAGTCAACCAAGTTTAGGCACAGCAGAAAACGCAATAATTAAATTAAGCCAAGATGGAACAGTAAATTACAAAGTAAAACTGACCTCATCTTTTGCTCTTGATGATGACAGCGTTATTTCTCCTGACGGTTCAGGTGGCATTTACTTTGGCGGAGCTAGTGACAACAAATTATATCTTGCCCGCTTAAATAGCGACCTTACCGCCAATTGGCAAAAGATTGTCTCAAATGCTGATGCTTATTATCCAGCACGCATAATGAAAGATTCAGCAAATAACGTTTATGCTCTTTGGAATAATTATGGCGCAGATACTTACACGGCAATTGCTAAATACAGCAATGCTGGGAATTCGTTAGTTGAAGCCAAAATTTATGGCACTGATCCAGCCAATGCGCCTGAATTATATGCCGCTGAAATGGCTGAAGATTACATTTATGTGCTTAATTATCTTCCAGATGATGCTACATACGGCAGATTTGAATTGCTTAAATTAAATACCTCTGCTGAGATTATTTCGCAGGTTGGCATTATTGTTGATGGCGAATGGGGCGGAGAAACTTGGAACATTGCTGTCGATTCTAACAATAATAAATACATTGTAAGTGACACTTTTTGGGGAACTGGCATCAATTACCAAGTCACTAAGTTAAACGCAAGCAATCAAATTGAATGGGATAAGCGGTATTACGACAACGTTACAACCTCAAATGCCAAACCAATGCGAACGGTGTTTGATTCAACTGGTCATTTAGTTATGCTTGTCGGTGGTTATCCAACTGGCGCTGGCGTTGAGCAATTGGCAA